CTCTGTGATTGGATTCCCAGCCGCGTCCAGATAGTTACCCAACACCCGCAGGTAACAGTCTGAGGGCGTGTGCTGGCCGTACTCGGGGTACAGGAGCCGCAGATATGTCTCCTTGAAAGGCCGGTAGGGCAGCGGTTGGTCCTGCACACCCTCTGCTGTTGGGTACTCCGCAATGCGGAAATACTTCCCAAGGAACTGAACGCCCTGGAATGCACCGATTGTGAGATCCAACAAACAGGTGGTTTTAAAGGACTTCTTTCCAAACCAGTCAACACGGAAGATTTGCCAAACAACCTCAGCAATCTCCTCGCAGGTGTGACCAGTGAGCCTTCCTGACAGCCCCAGGATGTTGTCGTCTCCCAGCGACTCCACTCTGCAGTTCTCCATTATGTAAGTCAAAGTCTCCTCCGGGTGTAAATGAATGAGTGCGGCCCAACCCATGATCAAGGTGATTATTGATTGAGTTAAGGTGTTGTGGGAATGGCCACTGGTTGTGCCAACGTTCTTTTGGAACCGCACTCCATCATCCCTGTATATCGGGGCGCGAAGGAGACTTTCTTCCACAAAGCGCCAGTAGGCGTCGTAGCGTGGGTGATCCCCCTGGTAGAATTGCCCGCGTAGAATGTTCACCGCTATTCTAACCATCCATGGGTCGATGGAGGAGTCAAACTTCTTCGCATCAAAGCAGAAGAATTCCTCGTAAGGCGCCATCCTGTCTATGAACTCCCGACTGCCCTCATGATACCATGACAACCCAACGGCAATTGGGTAGTCATTGGGTAAGTAAGCGCGCGTGAGTAGGTTCTCGGTAACCCCACATAGCTTCAGGTCGCGTTGACTCATCATCAGGATCAAACGGCCAACCGCGGGCGGTTTCCGCTCTGCTTCCTCTTTGAGCATTTCGGCCACCTTCCCCCGACCACCGAGTCTCACATCATGCGGTTTGACTGTCTCCCCTGCCATGAGCAGGCGGAACGCATGCTTTGCGTCCTCCGTCGCTACTGGATCGGCCTGTCGCCTGGTCTTGAAACCCATCATTGCGTATTCAATACCCGGGAATTTAGCTCCTCCGTAGCTGACGTCATCAAGCGCATATTCCTGAGGAAACATAAGGTACTCGGGGAGATTAAGTAGATCCGCCACCACAGACACAGCTGTGCGCAGTGAAGACTGGTACTCGGGGTCGGGGTTGTGTTCCTCTCTGTCAAAGTGTCGTAAATGTGCCATTTCCACTGGGGTGCAAGCCTTGACGAACGTATAGTCCTCAGGTTTGAAATTTGGTATCACCGGTGGGTCCAACACAGTGTATTTGACGATTAGTGGGTCCGGTTCGGCGACCACTAGATCCTTATTGAGGGAAGAGAACTGCTCAATGCGGCCAAGGATCGTCATGTGTTGGAACATGTTGAAGAGCGTCTCCATTTCGTTGGTCTTGTGGGAGGCTGATTTCACCCTTCGAAGTCGTTTGCGTCGTAAAGTGGACGGGTTGCCAGAGGTATGGGTTGACGGTAGGGAGGACCCTTGATCCGGTCCGTCGTCATCCCCGAACTTTCGCTTGTTCTGAGCCGTTACACCGGCACTTGCCATCATGAACAACCATGAATCGTCCTTTGGTGGGGCCATCTTGCGCTCGGTGTCGTTTGCGCCCACACAGTCGATAGTGATCTAACCGTCCTCGTGGATGGAACCCAGTCGTGTAGG